CGACGAAGCGCAAGCGGCCAAGATCGCCTCGTATAAAGGAGCACGAAGCCAGTATGCTGTGCTCATGGCCGACGGCCAAACCATCGCCGAGTACCTAGAGGCTGGGGGCGACAAAGGCTTCCTGAGCTTCTACCTGCGGGATGGGGCTTGCAGCGTGACCCCCTACTGCCCACCAGCCTGAGTCCCAGGCGCTAACAATCAGCCCCACTTCGGGGCTGATTGACATTTAGAGGATGACGTAGATGAAGATTGCCATCATTACGCGAGGGCGGATGAACAATGTCCGCACTATGGATAGCATCCCCAGAGAGATGCTAAAAGATACGTACATCATCTGCCCCAAAGACGAGGTGTTCAGTCATGAGAAAAGATACCCAAGCGCCACGACCATCGTGGAAGACCCGGCACGAACTCTCACATACAGCGAAAAGTTTCATCGTATCGTTAATGGTCATTATCCTGAGCTTGGCAGGCGTATCCTTATTATCGATGACGACATTAGATTCTCAGTGCGAAACAGCCACGACCCACGCTCGTTAGTCACGGCCTACGAAACCGAGATTAAGAACGGGTTTGATGTGCTGGCAACTATGATGGAGGACTACCCACTAGTGGGACTCCACGCCCGGTTGATGGGGAACAATGCCCCCATCGGCATCAAGGAATGCACCCGCATCAACGCCATGCAGGGGGTGAACCTGGACCTAATTGGTCACATAAAACTGGACCACTGGCCCATCCTGGCCGACATGGTGCTGAACCTTACGCTGCTGATGGCTGGGCGAAAGACCGCCGTGTTCTGCAACCTGTTTTGGGACCAGATTGGTCCGTCAAACGCCCCCGGTGGCTGCTCGCTTCACCGCACCCCGGAGCAACAAGCTGAGGCTGTCAGGGGGCTAGCCGCCATGTTCCCTGAGGTTGTGAAGGTAGTAGAGAAGGAGGTTAAGAAGGGATGGTGGGGCGGCGTTCGTGTGGACTTCCGTGTTCAATGGCAACAAGCGTACAAACTAGGAGTAGCGAGATGCAAATCCACCAAGGCAAGCTAGGTCGTTATATTCATTACGTTAACGAGCGTGAGAGTATCTTCCGTAAGAGGGAGCTTGGACTCCCTGCCCCCTGGACCGAGGACGAAGTACTCCGTCACCACCACTTCTGCAACAACCGCCGGGAAGACGACCGTGTCACTAAAGAGCTTCGTGCGTTGCGCATTGAACTGGATCTGGCCATGCACAAGCGGCCCGAGTACTACACGCTGGCTCGCCTGTTTAACAAGGCTTCCACGGTCAAGGCTTACTATGAGGGAGGTATCGAGGCTGTCAAGGCACTCCGTGATGATGGCAGGACGATCTTCCATGTCGCCTACGTTGTCAGCACCTGTGGGGAGCGAATGGACAAGGTCGACTATGTCGACCGGGTGGTGGCTGCTGTACGAAAGTCATATATTAGCAATCTATCGTGCAGAGAGTGCTTCGATTGCTTACGCAGCGTTGACGGACTTGGGAGCTTTCTTTCCGGCCAGGTCGTTGCGGATCTCAAGAACGACCAGTATCTCCATTATGCACCTGACTGGTATAATTTTGCGGTGATGGGGCCTGGGAGCAAGAAGGGGCTGGATATCCTCTTCGGCGTTGGTACTACGGAGCGCAACTTCACAGAGCGCCTAACGGAGCTTGCCCGCATTGTGGAGGGGGACATCCCTCACCTGCATATGCAGGATCTGCAGAACACGCTGTGCGAGTTTCAGAAATACATGCACTACGTTGAAAATTCCCCCGGACGCAGGAGGATCTATGTTCAGCATCAACACCCGTAACGTCAACTCTGCCTACAATCGGCTTCTGCCGCTTGTGAAGGCATTTGGGCAGGACGTTATGACTCGCAATGGGGTGGCGCTGGCTCTGCCAAAGCCACTCATCATTCAGTTTAGACAGCCGGAGGAGCGGGTACTATTTGACCCCTACCGCAACTGCAATCCTTTCTTCCATTTGGTGGAGGGTCTGTGGATGCTGGCAGGTCGCAACGATACAGAGTTTGTGAGGCAGTTCAACCAAAACATGATGACATACAGCGATGATGGCCTCACGTTCAATGCCGCCTACGGCCACCGCTGGCGCCAGCACTTCGGCTATGATCAGATAGCTCGCACCTGTGAAATACTATCCTCAAATCCGGAGGACAGGCGCTGCGTCATTGCAATGTGGGACGGGCACAGCGACCTTGGTGGCGGAGGACTTGACTACCCCTGCAATACCACGATCATGTGCCGGGTGATAGGGGGCGCGCTGGACTTCACTATCAGCAACCGCAGCAATGACATTATATTCGGTCTGTGCGGAGCTAACGCGGTTCATATGTCAATGCTGCAAGAATACATGGCTACTCGTATCGGCGTAGCCGTTGGCAACTGGTATCATCTGGCGAACAACGCCCATATCTACGAGCGTCATTTCCCCCTGATGGAGGCACACGTACCGAACGGGCACTGGGAGTGGATGCAGTACCCGGCGCGTCAAACCATGGTCCAGGACTGGAAAGCCTTCGACCAGGACTGTATTGATCTGTGCAACGGGAAGGTGGATTACTTCACAGAACCCTTCTTTGACATGACCGTTGCCCCCATGGTCCAGTCGTGGCACGCTTACAAGAGGGGGGCATACGATGAGGCGCTTAACCTTGCTTCGTGTATTGAGGCGGAAGATTGGTTTAAGGCGTCAACTGAGTGGCTTGAACGAGCTGAGGAGAAACGAAATGTTAAAGATGAACATTAAGCTGGCCCGCGAAGCTGGCAAAACGAAGCGGTATCACATGGTGAACACCATCAAAGAGGAGTCGGTTGCTGAGCACAGCTTTAACGTCGTTAACTTGGTCCTAATCTTGAGCGAGGGCAAGGCCAGTCGGTCCTTAATCCTGGCCGCTCTTACGCATGACATGGGGGAGACTGCCATAGGAGACATCCCTAGCCAGATCAAGAAGATGCTATCCTTTGAGGCGCGGGAAGAACTCTGCGCCAAGGAGCAGGAGGCTATTGACCGCATCCACCCCCATATTCACGCCAACATTGATGCAGATGAAAAGCACCTCCTGGAGATCTGCGATAACCTGGACGGCTTGCTCAAGTGCATCGACGAGCTGAAGATGGGCAACCAGCATATCATCCCTGTGGGAGAGCGCTACTCGGGATATCTGCAGGACCTTATCGAACACGACCCTGCGCACCGCCTTGAGGTGGAGTGCGTTATCTCTGAATTCCGTTCGAGGTACTTGAAATGACCTATAAAGACACAGACTACGCCACAGTAGAAGAGATCTGTGATGAAGATGTACAGGTCTTAGTGAAAAAGAACGCCAGCTACGGGTCGAGCTGGCGCAAGAGAGGGGGCGTCGGCGCCTTCATGATGCTCGCCCGTAAGTGGGATCGCATAGAAAACATATGTTCACAGCATGGCTACGACATACTTGAGCTAGGCATATGTGAGGTCGCCCACGAGACGAAGGACGGCATACTTGACGACATAGCTGATCTACGCCGCTACCTCCTACTCGTAGAGGAACATATCAGGGCACACTCGTAGTAGCAATAGAGCGTTACCGGTGGTACTATAAACAGGTGCCACCCCAACCGTAAAGGAGTTGTCATGCTATATTACAGAGGCGTAGAAGTAGAACACCTCGTAGTGCAAATAAACTGCGAGATCCGTAACCCGTACGACGCTATTGAACAAGTGTTCGTCAATAGTGCTCGCCCCCTGACGGATGTGGATCGTATCATTTTCATTGCCGAAAACGTTGCTGAGCTGGACCGGCTCTGCAAAGAGATGTACGAAGACTGGAAGGAAAACCATGTGCGTGATGCGGTGCCCATTAAGCGACCAACCCACACCGCGCCGCCCACGCTGCAATAGCCTGTAGGCTGGCCCGGTATAAGGGGCTAGCCTGTAAAACCGCCCCAGCACGCTCACAGTGGCAGGCTGGGGCACTCCGCCCCCTGTGCCACGCCAGCTATAAAGGTATACAAAAATGGACGCTGAGTACTGCAAAGAGAAGATAGTTAAATTGCACGACGAAGTAGTTTTACTGAAGGCCACAGTAAAGAGCCAGAGAACCTGCATCCGCATCTACCGCGTCCTAGCCCTTGTCGGCTGGGTGGCGTTCGTTGCTGCTCTGTTTGTGGGGGTGTAAGATGACCCACCGTATCAAGTTCTGCCCCCACTGTCCATGGCGCTGGTACTACTGTGTCAGCATCAACAAGTGCCCCTGCTGTGGGAGTGTGCTATGAACGACAAGATGGCCAATGAACTCCAGTACCGTAGGGATCAGCGCCAAATTGCTGACCTTACGTACGAGAACCAAGTGCTGAAAGCCAGGATCATGACTCTGCTGGTAATTGAGATCGGCACAATCGTGGTTTTGGTGACAGCAATTTTTGTAAATGCGAGTTAAATAAGACTTGCCTGGGATGCGGGGCCTTGCCATAATGGCCCCGTACCCAAGCGGTACAACCGGTAACACAATAGGCACTCTGCCTTAACCTAGCTAGGAGTAACACATGAATAAGCTTATCCTTGCAGCAGCAATCGCACTGGCTTCCGTTGGTGCTCAGGCCGCAACTCTGAACCTGTTCGGCGGTACTGGCCAGACTCAAACCGGTAGCGTCTCCACCGGGGGCGTACAAGGCGGCTCGGCTGGTGCTTTGGTCGGTGTATCTGGCACTCAGGCCACCGCTGGTACGACCAGCAGCGGCGCTGCTCAAACCACCATCAAGCCAAGCGGTGTGACCTCGCAGCAACAATCCAGCACCCTTTCGGTTGGTGGTTCGCAAACCGGTGCTCTGGGCTTCGCTGGCGCCGGTTCCACCTTCGGCGCTCAGGGCGTTTCTGGCGCAGCGGCCACCGGCAACTTCGGTACCATCGGCCTTGGCATCAAGCCATAAGCTGATTAGCAAAGCGTAAGAGTGGGGGGTAGATGTGCTGCCCCCCGCACTTTCACATAGGAGCATTACAATGAAGTCTTTGAAAGTTCTGGCCTTGTCCGCCGCCGTGGCCCTCGCAATGGGATCTGGTGCGGCGTTCGCGGCTTCTGTTGCAGACGCGTCCGCTGGCGCTAACGCTGGCGCCAGCTCTGGTAGTCAATCTGGGGCCAGCGCCGTAGCTGGGACCAGCCAGTCAGGCGTCTATATCGACCAGTCGTCACAGGGGAACAACTACAGCTCCCCAAAGCAGCCGGTGTGGGGAGCAGCACCCTTGATGTTAACTGGGTGTCAAGATGGGCTTTCTGCACAGGGTCAATCGGCGGGGGTAGCCTCGGCGTTCGAGAGTGCTACCTGTACAAAGCTGCGTATGGCAGAGACTTATCAGAAACTGGCTATCTACTACGAAGCCAAGGGCGACCGGAAACAGGCCGCGATGTACAACAAGCTACTGGGGGAAGCAGTCGCCCAAGCCGGTGATGCTTCAGACATCCAGCATATCCCGAAAATTGTTGGCGGCACTGCGTCATCTGTTATTCCATTGGGGGCGCTTCTTTGGTTGTTCACCCTACTGTAACACCTCATATAACAGAAAGAGCCCCCGTGAGGGGGCTTTTCTTTTGCTTATGGTTAGATATTGGATAGCCAACTCTGGTCGAATCCCATGTTGCAGACCCCTGCCGGCGAGCCCCCAATGGTGATCACAAACCCCAACTGAACTTGCCCTACAAGATTGAGCGTGCAGCCAGCTATTTGCGATCCCAAGTTGTTGTAAGATACAAGACCTGACCAGTACACTGGAGACCATGGGATCTGGTTGGCTGGAACTGTCATAATAACATCACTTGGGGACATGACTGTATTGCGGCCGATCAACCCTGTCAAGTAGCAGGTGTTGTTCAATCTTCGGCAACGAAGGCTGCCCCCATCGAAGTAGTCCGCATTCGGAGTAGGAGCTTGGAACCCGAAGTCCACACGATGCGGATACCAGAATCCCCAGACCCCGCCGCTCAGGTTGCGAATCCATATCTTAGGTGGGCTGGTGTTGCTGGTAATTCGTTGCATGACGTTGTTAGAGTCAAGGCAGTACACTTCAAGGATATAAAAGCTATTTTCCGGCACGTTGATAGTTCCTGGTTGAAGCATGTAGGCACCAGGAGTTTTGTAACCATTCAGGTCAGCAGACGCAGGCTCGTAGTTCTCAGTCTGGCTAATGACAATCTGCCAAGGGGAAAACGCACCAGCCCCGCCAACGAGTGGAGGGCTACCAGCGCGGACCGCAGTACGACCAGTAGTGTACGCAGTGGCATATTGAGCGATAGTATCAGCACCACGAACTACCAGCATGGGGCTGAACTGTACGTCCATATTAGCTGGGGCTGGGAATGGCGTGGACTGCAACCTGAAGAACCCAGCGTTACCGACGAGGGGGTCTGTATTGAGGTTGATGCTGTTAGCCAGCACGATGCCGCGTCCGAGGCCGAATGCACTCTGCACCAAGAGCGCCCCGGCAGTAGTATCAGTCTGGCTGGTCTGGTACTTCAGTCCAGCTTTGAGCAGCTTGCCAGTGGTGCCGCTGAAGCGCGCCACGTCGTTATCCACAGCCACGCCGGGGCCAGCGACCAGACCGTTGCCGCCGAACGTTGGGTTAGCTGGGAAGTCCCACACCCCAGTCGCAAGGTCATACGTAGTGGTGAAGCGCAGAGACGAGTCCGCAGGGTTCCAGCTACGGAAGTAAGTCTTATCATCAGGCCAGACGGTCTGAATAGTGAACCAATTCTGCACTCCTCTGTTGTGTGCGGTGGTGATGGAGCCAGCCGCCACTGGGTTCTGGAAGATACTAATGAACGGGTTTGGGGAACCGGTGACAGAAAGACTGTTTAGGACAGATGGGGCAGTTTGGCGAAGTACTGAGACCCACGCAGCATCCTGGCGACCATAGGGGGTGCCATTAATAGGAGCTTCGCTGATGCCCCCTGGACTGCCGATGCTGAAGTTCAGACCACCAGGAGAAACGATACGGCACTGAGTTACTGTACCGAGGTTGGTGGTGTTTTTGATAGCAATGATCTCTGCCACCAATGTCGCGTCCATGAGGAACAGCGACGGCTTGTACTGGCTACGATCCCACTCCAGCAGTGACATCGCATTCTCAACATCGTTGAAGATACGTTGTCCGTATACCCAGATGTACGACCCATAGAGGAAGTACAGGCGGTGAACAACGGTATCGTTGTTTCCTGGAATTACAGTGACCACTCCAGCGCCGTTCGGGTCGTAGTTGGTGATGGGGGCGTTACTGATAGTAGCCCCAACGGTGTTCTGTCCAGCCAGCGTCTTGAACTGTATGTTAGACTGTTGAGGAATAGCAAAGACGTTAGGGCTGTTGATGCTGTTAGCATCACCGCCAGCCATGAAGATAGCACCAGCAGAAATGTCCAGTTGAAGAAGAGACACTCCGTTTGGCACGACCTTACCGCCGCTGATGACAGTGTTAGCCAGCAGACTTGTAACGTCTGTATTGCGATACCCATCGTCAGCAAAGATAGTAGGCTTAGTGACCACACGGTTAGCCACGCCAGTGATATGCTCTACTACCCCCAGGACGGCACAGCTACGGAGGTTAGCGCCGATGACTCTGCCAGCGAACTGTACTATCTGACCGAAGTTATTAACGGCGATAGTCGTAGTGAAGCTAGTGGCAAGGAAGGTCAGAGTAATAGCTTGATCTGGCCAAGTCACCTTAACGGCGTCATTTGGATCATCACTATCTGGTGGAATGATCCATGCCACGCCCGATGGGACGTTGATGCTGGTGCCAGTAGCGATTGTCAGAGGAGTATACGCTCCGCCCCCTGGACGCTCTTGCCCGGTAGTGGCGAGGGTAAGCACGCCAACGTCTACAGTTGCCGTCACAGCACTGATAAGCTTGAACTGAGTACCATCATAGATGGCCATCAGGAACGAACCAGCAGTTACCTGACCAGCCGCCAGAGGCAGACCAGCTGACGAAATAAGGGACCGAGCACCGATACCGTTGTAGTTAAGAGTCATTGGGCCGGTGTTGGTAGAGGGGGCGAAGAAACTCACCAGCGCGCCGGCGACATAGGCCGTAGCGCCACCCACCAGAGTACCGACAAGGTTATCCACGCCGCTATTAATCTGTACACGCTGGTGCCGACCATCCTGCACCATGCCGAGGCTAGCGTATTGATTGCGGCTGGTAGGATCACTCACGTTGGTGTGGTGGAAGCCACCCATCGGCAGATTGTTGATGGGTACAGTTTGCCCGTCATACGCAATACTCTGCGACAGGGCAGCCGCAAGGTCCGCCATTGTATCGTTGGCCCAGTCGGACTCAATAACCGTCCCCGAAACAACTGGGTTGCTAGGTGGAAGGATATATATTCCGCTGCCGTTTCTGGCCATGACTTAGTCCTCATCACTCAATTCATATTGCATTGCGGCCTTAAGAGCCTTCGCCGTTGCCTTCCTGGCGAGCGGGCTATTAACGAGCCATTGGGGGCCACCGGTGTTCAGCAGGGCCTTGGCCAGACCTGCGCCACCGAGAGTGGCAGCGGTCTGGGGAAGATGCAAAACAGACGCTAGAGCTGTAGTGGCACCTGGAGAGGTAAGGATGCCCTTTGGCTTAACCTTGGGGATGCCTATATCAGCAGCGTTAAGGAGCTCTCTAGCTTCTGGCATGACCTCACCCTTGCGAGATGCTGACTCTACAGCCCTGCGAGCAGCGCCTAGATCTACCTCACCCTCCTTCACCATATTGGCTTTGTCTAGCACCTTAGCCAAGCGATATTGACGCTTCTTGATCGCCATTTCAGCAGCTTGCTCTGGAGACAGAGTTTTGGCAAACTGATCATCCAAGACTTTGACCATACCGCGAAGAGCCTTCGCATGCTCGGGGGCAGCCTTGGCAGCCTCACCAGCCATATCAGAACGAATAGCTTGATAAGCCTCACTCTTCAGTTTGGCCCCCTTAGACTCTGAGATATTGGTGAGCTGGGCGGCATAGCGCATAACCTGAGGATTGCGCTGGGCTGGCAGAAGGTTCTTGTAGTCCTTCATCACTCCTTTCACACCATCAGCAATGTCGGCCACTGGGACAGTCTTACCCTTCGTCATTGCCCCTATATCAGAGCCAATAGATTTCTGAATGCCGGACAGAGCCTCTCCTGTGAGTGGGACGTCATGACCTAGCATCTTGAACAGAGCGCTCCGCACCTTGTCATTCTTCTTGCTAGCCATAGACTCCATCACGTTGCTGGTGATGGGGGAATTCTCTAACCCATAGTCGGCAGCAGCGTTGATAGCGCCGCCAGCCTGACGAGACTTAGGAACGCTTACTCCATAGCGTTTAAGGACTTCTGCGGCCTTCTGCATAGGCACATTACCCTCACCTACAAGCGACCGCACAGCCTTGCCAGCGACGGGCAGGGCGCCCCCGAGGCCAGCTCCCCAGGCGGCGTTCTCAGCTCGCTCACCGGGCTTGGTTGTGGGCGCCATGGCACCCATAAGGCCACCCTCTAGAGCGCCTATGCCAGCCATACCGGCCACTCCAAGGCCAGCCGGGGCCGCAGCACTGGCTAGCATGGCGGCAGGCACAGCGGCGCCCACGTTGCCTGCGATACTACCGATGGCTCCAGCAGTAGTATCTTCCAGAGGTGCCATCGCTTGCTTCTGTTGCTCAGCTTGACGTTGAAGGTCAGCCTTGTATTCATCTGACTTTAAGGAGTCTGGCAGCATTTGCTGCGCTCCGATCACAAGGTTGTTGACGGCACCCCCTGCCCCCATAAGGCCGCGCATGAAGGGGTTCATTTCATCAACGCGCTTCTGGTACGGGTTGGCTCCGTGGTCAACACGAGTAGGGTCATTTGGGTCTGGCATGACCTGCTGAGGGGGAGCTTCGGGAGCCTGTTGTTTTTGAGCAGCACGAATCCCCAGACGTTCAATCCCAGCCTTGATCTTCTCAGGTTCCCACCCGGCGGCCTTGGCCTTAGAGTAGAACTGGCGTTGCTCGTCTGTATATGCCATGATTAGTTACCCATAAGGGAATCAATCTCACTATCCAAATCTGCACCAACCGCTGCAGGACGACCACCAGATTTTAAGCGAGCCTTAGCTGCCTCTACCTTCTTAAGCCCATTTTCAGTAGCCTTCTTAATAACCTGTAATTTCTTGGTGCGAGCCTCTGGAGTATCATATCTGCTGAACTGGGTATCGGCAATGATCTTCTGTTCGTTCTCAGTTACCTGACCAAAGCCACGCATTTGCTCCATGGCATTGAGGTGGAACTGCTTGATAGCTTGTTCCTGAATCTGTACCTCTGTGTACAGATCAGATGGTTTAGCACCATCTTTAGGGGCAACAAGATCTATGCCCCTGTAGTATGCTCCATCCTTATACGGCTTCTTCTCGTTGGCAGCAATAAATTCGTTAACCGTGTTGAGGCCAGTTTTAAGCTTAGACTCACCGGCGGCAAGAGCAACGTCCTGCTTAGCCTGCTCCTCTGCAGCCTTCTTCTCGTATGGGGATGACGATCCAGGCTTGCCTTTGTTCTTAGCAGCGATGTACTCAGCATAACCTGCTGGGTCCTGCTGAGCGAATTCAATCTCAGTCATGCCGCGCCCCTGAGTGGGGGCGAAGCGCTTGATGCTCTCCTTGTACTCGGCCATTTCGCGCTCAGTATCAGTCTTCTCTGCTGCCGCTGCCTTGGCTTTAGATTCAAGGAAGTCATACTGCTCTTGGTTGATCTGCCCACTTTGCAGGAGGAATGCTCTCCCCTCAGAAGTGGCAGCCGCCTGCGCCAGCGCACCGATAGCTGGTGCCTTCGGCATCATGCCTTTTATGAGACTTGTGTCAATACCGAGGCTTTGGAGCTGCAAAGCCTTCTCAGGGGTCATTTGTGGCGCTGCTCCGCCAAAAGCAGCAGGTTGGCCGGGGCTACCGGCCACGCCTTGCGCGGTAGCGCCCTGTCCCATGATGTTCTGAAGTGCCTGCAAGCGTGCCTCACTGGCTTCTTCCTCAGCCATGCCAGCTTTCTCACCAGCTTGGTTGGCGAAGTACGCCGTACCGAGTTTGGCGAGGTTGCCCCATGGGTTTGCCTGAACCTGAGTGGGGGCTGCGCCACCACCTTGGGTGACAATAGGGCCAGTGTCGATCTGAGCACCAAGCAGCATCTTCTGGCGAGCGCGAAGCTGCTCAGCCAATTTCTGCTTAGTCCTGTAATCACCAACAAAGTCCATAGATCACCTCTTAGAAGATCTTATCGGCAATGCCGAAGGTGAATGCGTTAGCCAGACCTTTAGCGGCCTTCTTAGGATCACTCAGCCAAGTGGCTGGGTTGAAGCCGTTGACGAGGTCGCCACCACGCAGGCCGATACCCTTGTACGACAGGCTGTTGAGCTTGTCTGTACTTATAGGGCTGTTCTTGCTCTCGTTCATTTCTTTGTCGCCTAGAAAGGCAAGTGCTGCCAGACCAGCAATGCCACCAGCAGAGCCAAGAGCACCAGACATTCCACCAGCCGCCGATCCACCACCGCCTCCCGCAGCGCTAGCTGCTCCTGGGAAATTGACCGCCCCCTGTTGGAGGCCGATAGTACCAAGAGAGCTGCCGCCACCGGCAGACATCGCAGGCATAGCAGCCTCACCAGCCGCTGCCGTCGCGCCACCACCCTTCAGGCTGGCGGCATACTTCATCAAGTTATTGGCCGTCTGGGGGCTGATAGGATTGGATGATTGCTGACCTTGTTGACTAACCTGATTGCCAGTACCAGAGTCGGCATTGAAGCCGCCCATGGCGTTCCCACCGACAACTCCTCCCCCTTGCGGGTAGATCGCTGCTGGTTGCTGACGAAGAGCGGCTGCCATCGCAGCTGTCTTGTAGGGGCTTTCACCACCGTATGCCATGATTACTTACTCCCAAGGAAGGCGCCACCAAGAGATGTACCGGCACCGAGCATACTATTCTTCTTACCAGCGCTGGCGTTCGCATTGCCCATCTTAGCTTGATAGCCTGCCTGCGCCGCACCTGTCATATCAGCCGGGTTGTACCCGGTTGCACCGCTAAAGCCTTGCCACTGGCCTCCTGGGGCCTGTGAGAATAGCTGAGCAGCGGCCTGCGCCCGTTCCATGGGGAGACTGTAGTTCTGTAATGCTTGATTGTATTGCTGTTGTTGCGAGCCCATAGCAGCTTGGAATGCCTTCCAATCCTGGTCTGTGTTCGCGTTATAGCCTTCCAACCCTTGGTTAAATCGTTGACCTTGACCGGCTAGGTTTGTGTTATAGATGCCCATCGCTGCGTTATAGCCAGCTCCGGTGGAATCTAGCGCCAGCTTGGCGTTGACGTCCCCCTGTGAGGTCATCTCGTTCTGCATGGCCCGATTGTAGGCCTCGGTACCGGGTTGCAGTCCTTGCTGGCGCAGCTTAACATCCAAGGCTTCCTGAGTACGAGCTTGGTCTGGACGCAGGCGAGACATGGACGACTCATACATGTCCTGCGCCACTTTGTCGCCCTGGGACCGATCAAACTCACCTATAGTGCCATAGGCATTCGGATCGAAGTTACCGTTACTAAGAGCCTCCCAGTAGCGATTATTAGCCATATCATACGAGGGGGCTTGGAATTGCCCCTGATTAGCCAAATCCTGTGCTGAGTTAGCGAATGTATTGAAGGCATTAGTCTGCGCCATCTGGAACCATGGGTTCAACGACTGGCTTTGAGTCCAGTTGCCAGCACCATCCTGAGTCCAGTTAATCGTGTTGCCGTAGGCATCGATCTGTGTAGGTCGATTCCAGCGAGTGATCTCGTTAGCCGTCTGGCGGTTGGCAAGAGCATCGGACTGTTGCAGGGCGGCATAGTCTGGCGCTGCCGGAGCCTTGGATTTCTTGCCACCGCCCATTATGCAGTCCTCGACATTATACTAACGACCTTAGACCATGCAGGTGAGTTTAAGATCCTGCACTGCTCTTTGGTCATAGTGTAGATGATCATATCTCCACTCTCGGAGTAGTCCTTAACGCGGGCTTCCTCTACGAAGCCGAAGTGCTTATCAAGCTTGCTAGCTTCCTCATTGGAAGAGTTCACTTGACCAATGAGTTTCTTCACCCCCAACCGGTTGAAGGGGTAATCGAAGATGGCTGCGTACCACGCCTTGGATGGAATCTTACCTTCATCAACCCAGATGTGGGCGCTGATGCTCCATTCGTTGTAGCCGTCGTAGATTACTCCCGCTATGGCCTTCCCGTCCTCCAGGCATACGATGCACTGGGCGAGGTTGGTTGGACTGTACTTCAGTATAGTACAGATAAGGGGGAGAAACAAGGTTGTACAATCTATCGTTTTCATATGGCACCACCCGGTTCATAGACATATTCTACGGCTACCAATGTGGTCGCGTCGTTGGTGGCAGCCTTCATAAGTAGGGCACAAGCGAATCCCATTGCCGACACTCCGATCCACGGCCTATAGACAGTGAAGGCGGATGACCAAAACGCTTGATCCCATATTGCGACGTCCCATATAGGGTCTGTTTGTTCAGCTCCAGGGGGCTGTGGGTTCCCCGATAGCGCCGCTGTATCATAGTCAACATTGAGCTTTAGCAGATAACTTGGGGGCTGATCTGACTGGAATATTGGGCGAATAAGCTTCCAGTGCTTGAGTACTCCTGGGTCTCCCATATAGCTGTAGGCACTGAATAGCGAGCAGATAACTGGATCTCCCCCGGTGCCGTCCTGCTTAACATTGTCCAGATAGTTACCGCCACCGAAGATCATTACCCTGCCGTCTTCGGTACCAAAATAGAACTCTCCACGCGACAAGCGGCCAGTGTTGACTGGCATATCAATACGCGTCCACGCCCCTGTAGAGGAGTTCATAACGAACTGCACTGCCGGGGCAAGACCATTGGCGGGGATTATTAGCGATATGGCCTGCAACGTGGGGATATTATGAAGCTCCCAGTTAGGGTTGTAAGCCTTAGATACTATGATCCTATTAAGCGTTCGGTTTACTCGCTTGGTGACAGTAGACGACACGGGAGTTTGCCCCATGGAGCCAGAGAGGATCTTACTAAGGGGGATAACACCGAGCACAGTAGTGAGATAGACATCACCACCAAACTCACCAAAGGACCTGTCGCCAATGGGGGCTGAGGAGTAGAACACAGCCTGCAAGACCCACTGGTCGGCATCGTCTGGGTTGTCACCAGCATAGACGGCTACCTCACCAATGTTGGACACGAATACTAGCTTGTTGTCCAGACCGTCGCCGCCGTCCACTGTCCAGTCAATCATGTACAGCAGCTTGCCCCCTCGCTTGAAGACACTGGTAAGGTAGAACGGTTTAGCCTCGCCAGCTGTGGCATCTATTGGGAGATACCATGCTGTCATAGAGTCATCCTCTACGAACCAAAGGCGGCGCTTAAACGATGTCACGTGGGAAAAGGTAGATGGGTCAACGCCCTTTATCTGCCCTGGATCTACAGGAGTATCGGTCTCTGTAAACGGATAGAAGTTCACACCGTCATACAGTAAAGACGGATCACTAGAACCGTTCACTAGGACCAGATACTGATTAGAGACGTTGCCGAACTGAATATAGTTGAACTTCCCTTGAGAAACTGGGTATGGAGCATCAGGCACGGTGCTTGACAATGTGACATTATAGATGCCATTATCGGTAGCAGCAAAGAGGGCATGATCGCCATTCATACGGTCATAAGTCATGAGAGTCCTTACAGGAGCTCCCAGATTAGTGACCCATTCACGGTAGCCTTGACGGGCTTGCAGCGCCGCGTTACCGGGAATCCAGTTCATAAGCTGGATACAGAACTCCTCACCCATGTTGGCAAGGGGGTCGATATCGTTCAAGCCCCCTAACGGGGCGAGGTTTATTTTGATGTTCGATACTCTGCGCTGGGCAGAGTTCTTACCAAAGCCCATATCAGCCTCCGTACCCAGTCTCTGGGATGTTGGTCCAGCTGATGTAGAGGTTGCGGCAGATACCGGTCAGGTCAATGACCCGCGCACCCTGATTCTGTGCCTTGACGGCTGCCAACATGAAATTAAACTCATCCTGTAGGATGGTAGTGTCGAAGCCTTTCTGGCCCCAGAGCTTCACCTTCAGACCGCAAATGAGCAGGCGCTCGTCAAACAGGGGGATATCACCTGTTTTTGTTATGGACGATTTGGGGTCGTTTGGAGGGTCCTGGTCAATCACCCAGTTTTTACTGATGTAGTACATCGCGAACTCTTCCCCCACACCTGGGACGGGGAAGACGGTGTACTTGTTACCGAGGATGCGGTAGCGGAAGTAGACGCCAACACTGACGATTCCGTACTGGGTCCAACTCCATACCTGCGCGCTATCAGGCCCCATCATGGGGCGGCGGTTGTTCACGGCCCACTGGGTCTGGTTAACCTGACGGCCAAAGTCAGCAGGCATGTCGAACTGGTCAGCGATGCCATCACCAACAAAGCCCATTGTCTTCTCAAGGAATTGCCAGTCGTGGACGCGAACCAGCTCCTGTCCCAGCGCGTTAAGAAGGGACAGGGACTGTGAGCCTAACGTGTCGCCAGTTGCACCACTGAGCGACACGGTCGGCAGACCAAGCTCATGGCAGGCCGCGTTGATGATTTCGATTGCAGTTGCCATGATACCTCCGTAAATCAACCCAGCTACCGGGTGCCTGCCTCACTGGGCCGTAGGGAAGACCCCTTAACCTTTCGCTGGAACTGGCGTTTTAGCCTGATTGGTCGCAGCATTCTGTGCCTTCAGAGCATCCAGTTCAGCACGAAGGCCTTCAATTTCGGATGCCATCGCTGTGAAGGGGGCTGCTTCGTTGGCTTGCTTGAGCCAGAGACCCGCCTTGCGCTTGAGTTCGTACATGCCTGGAACGTTGCAGGCTGCGTCGTTGAGTTCAGCCAGTTGCTCCAGAGTGCGAACTTTGCGATAAAGCAGTTCATCAACTTGCGACCGTGTGATCCATGGCACTTCGGTGAGGGGTGTCCCCACCAATTGCTCCTGATCGCCAGCCTTGAAGCGTTCGTACTGGGGGCGAAAGCGATACCGTTCTACGTCACTCGCTGGTTTGCGAATGATATTGTTCGCATTGCCAGCTGCCAGGATTTCGATGTATTCCTTATCAACATAAATCGGACGTCCGGCCGCAGCACTCTGCACGGGGTCTTCCTTGGACACCCAATAGAAGCGAGCATAGACACCATTGTTGTTGTTAGGATCTTCGAAGTCCTTTACATCAAATTCGAATGAGTCGCGCATTTTGGCACCTGTTAGAAACGGCCCCCCGAAGGGGGCTCATTATTAGACTGGAGCTGCGGAAGCCGCAGTGTTGCTACCGAACACCGACTGACCAGTGGTCAGCGCGATGCCAGAGCGGTTTGTGAAGCCAGCTTCTACAGCAGCGCCGGGGGCGACTGCTCCAGTAGCTGTGACCATCTTGATGCCGAAGCCGGTAAAGGCTGGGCCTGCGCCTGCATCACGGCTTGCGCCGTTACCGAAGGCTGCGATAGGGGACATGCTCCACATGTTATCAAGGGCAATGCCGTTGATAGCAGGAAAGGAACGGCCACCACCGATGTAGAGCATCCGTGCGTCAGTTGCTGGAGTCACACCGTCGGGGAAAGTCTCACCGGGAGTGTAGTTGTCGGTAAAACTTGCCGCGCTGATAGAAGCTGGCGCAGTTGGGCCGATGATTGGTGGCGAGCCGAAGCCGATGCCAGTGCTCAACGCCCCGGTAGAGTAGTTGGTTGGATCCGCCACGAGCAGCTGAGTGGTCGGATGGTACGACTTGGCGTCAAACGGCGAGCCTTTCGGGCCGCTCATGGGATCCATGATGACGAACAGGCCGGTAGAGGGATTGCCAGCGGGGACCGCTGGGCTACCCATGTTCAGTGCTGGCATGATACCTCCTAGGCGGGCCAGTCCTTGGCCCATTAACCGATTATGGGTTGACGTCAAGACGGCCTTGGAACTGGCTGCCAGAGACGGTGAGGTTGCCAGCCCATGCCAGGATCTGTACTTCAGCGTCCTGGTTGATAGCGTAGCGTTTGTTAGGCGACAAGGACACGAAGTTCCGCGCGCTGTGTGGACGATAGTGGAGGTATTTGGTGTTCAGGAAGAACGCCGTACCGGTTGGGCAGAAGCCACCGATACCACCGTCGAGCACGAAGTCGCAGTCCATGTACTTGATGGTTGGGAAGCCGAGAGCGCCTACGTCGGCGTTGGTGAAGCGTTGTTGAGCTTGCAGGGCAGCGACATAAGCCTGCCATACGACGTTGTCCGCCAGGATGATGTCTGGGCGGTCAGCACCACGTTGCAGCGAGGCCCACAGTGCGTTCATGTCAGCGAACAGTGTGGCAGTGCTCACAGCATTGCGGATCTTGGAGCGCCAGAAGGTCCAGGTGCCACGGTCAATGCCCCCGTAGACGCCAGTGGTTGGGTCGAGGGGGACAGCAGCGTCCAGGCCCACGATTTGCTTACCGCCGAACGCAGTACCGTTGGAGTAGAGACCACCGCAGATCAAGTTCTGCATGGTGGATTCGGCTACGTCGATACGAGCGGTCATGAGGTCGATCATTTGTTCTGGGCCAGCGTTCTGGAGCATTTCCAGACCAGAGATGGTGATCGGGCAAGCAGCTTGTTTGATGTCATACTGCGCAGCGGAAATCACATCTTGCGCAGCGACGGGCAGCAGGTCGTAACCGCTGTAGAACCCGGCATTGCCGTTTTCAGCGAACGACAATTCCTCGTAAATAAGACGACCACCGCTGAACGGGCGCGAACGACCGCGTTGCTGGAACTTCATCAGCATGGCGTTGTTTTTGGTGACGTTGTCTGCGACTTTGCGGCTACGCTTTTCGATCGTAGTCGCCATGATGTCTGAGACGTTGGCGTTGGCAAATGCCATGATTGAGTACCTCCAAAGTAAAGGGGATTTTGGCCATCTCTACTTTGGAGGTAAGCTCCGTACCGGAAGGGTAAGCTTCGGAACATCGAGCGGCTACTGAATACTATAGCACCGCTTCCGTTATATTGCAACTAAACTCGTCCAGAAATTGCTGCCATGTACTCTTTACGCACAGTATCGGCCAAATCGTCTTCTTTAGAGTCATCATCTACCTTGACATCGATCTCTCCCTTGGGCTTAGGGCTCGCCCCCGAGGCAGCCTCCTGCCGTTTCTGGAGATCAGTCTTCTCTTTCTCCTTGCCTTGGCGCTGTAGGAGCACCTCCCGGACGGCGGGGGTGGCCCAGCAGGCCTCGTCATAAGCTTCTTGCAGAGTTTGGACTGTGCCGCTTTCGACAAAGGCTGACATCTTACCACGCACGTCCTCGAAGAACTCCTTACCCTGAGCGAAGGCAGCCAACTCATTCTTGATTTGGCGATCCTCGAACTGCTCACGCCATTGCTTGGCCTCGGCCAGCTCCTGGGCTACCTGAGGGGGGACATAAGCCTGTTGCTGCCCCTGAGGCTTGGTTAGGACCTCAGACCCCACGCTCTGGTTAATGATGTCACGAAGTGGTACTCCGTACTGGTCAGCGATTCGCAGGATCTCCTGAAACTTCGTTGGGAGATCAGCCCGGCGCAGGATACGCTCAGAAGCCAGGACGCTGCCGATGTATTGTTCAGGGGCCACGCCATTCTGCCGAGCCTCCTGAATGTATGGGCTGATCCCGCCAATGAATTTCTCCATTGGAGCGTAATTTTCCTGTAGCTGACGCACACCGACAGCGGACGCCTCTTCACGGCGAATGATCTCCTTGCGGATATCCTCAGGGATGGTGCCCCATTTCTCCCTGATCGCTGGCGTCCAGCCCCGAGGCGCCTTGTCCTCGGTCAGCAGGTGCTGCTCTTCCTGTTGCTCGCCCTCGGCAGGCGCGGCTTTCTCGCCCTTGGCTTCGTCCTTTTTACCGTCTGGCTCGAGGCGCGCAGCAGCCTCAGTTTCTGTTTCACCCTCTTTAGCAACGAACTTACCAGTTTCATCGCGCTCACGCTCTGTGGTGGTTTCTTCTTTATCCGAGGCTTCATCTACCTCGCCCATCGCGGCACGGATATCGTCTTCGATGGTGGTTTCTTTGACTTCACTCATCTGCTTCACCTATTTGTGGCTTATAGCCACTCTGCACCTGTTGAATGGATTCGACTATGTCAGTAGCGATTTCTTTCTTTATCTGCTCAGGCGTCTTCGGCAGAGGCTTCCCTAGATTACCGGCGAGAATTTGTTCCTCGTCGTAACCATCAGCAAGGCACACGACCCCATTTCGCTTATTGTGCTCGTCCATGGTGCGCTGCGAACTAACTATGGAGCCATCTACTACTGATTTAAAGGCCTCGAACTTCCCTTTAACGAAACCTTTGGGGGCCTGAAGTATAATGAGCTTCAGTTGACCCCCGCAGGCGGCGCATCCTTGGTCGTGACGGTCAGACACAGCGCAGTGATACTCTTGTATCGTACCGCACTGCTGGCACTCGCCGTCGTATGTAGCCATGATTACCCCTTGCGCCCTGAGGCGACGTCAGGTTCATAGACTGGAGGAGCGACAGGTTCTGGCGCCGGTTTTGGCTCACTTTTTGGGGTTGGAGTTTGGGTTGCCATTTGGCTTATCCTTCATCTGTTGGGCTTTGATATCGCCGGCTTCTTTAGCCTGCTCGTTCTTCATTTGGCCAGAAATAGCCTGTTGCTGGATCTTCAGTCCAAGTTCACGCTCTTTGAACTGCATTTCCTGTTGCTTCATAGCCATTTCCATGGCGAACATCTCCTGTTGATTCTGAAGTTCTTGCCGTTTGACGGCGATATCGGCCAGAGCCTGTTGCTGCTCTAACTGCATACGTTGTTGAGACTCTTGCGTGCGCAGCCCAGCCTCCATTTGCGCCTTCTGCATCTCCAGTTGACTCTGCGACTGCATTTTCTGCTGTTCCAGTTGCGATTGCATCTGAGCCTTCTGCTGTTCCAGTTGCATTTTCTGCTCTTCTGGAGTTGGCTTCGGCGGTTCTGGATTTGCAGCCTTTGCGACCAGCGCAGCAAGCTGTTGATCGATGATACCCTCGATTTCAGCGGCCCCCTTGAAGCCAGCGACGCTGAATTTAATGACCGCAAAGAGCAGCGGGCCGAGTTCTGGGGCATTTTCCACCGCTGGGATGGCGCTAGACAGGAATTGGCTGAGATACCCGGTCAACTCCATGCGTTGGCCCTTTTCGAGCGCCCAGTCGGACTGAGTTAAGCTGTCCGGCTCTACGTCTACCTTGTACTGCGACATCTGGGGGCTGCGCAGGACCTGCACTGCCTTAGGAAGGAGCTGTTGATCGGGCTCGCTGAAGCTGCCGCAGATCGCCTGGAGCTTCTCGTCACTATAGAGGTTACTTACCAGTGTTGCGAAGATGCGCAGAATGTCACGCACGAACTCCGACACGTCGCGCTGGTAGCCATTCATCCTCACAGAGGCGAATTGGGCCTTGATTTCCTGAGCCGAGGCGGTTTCGTACTGGTTTGACGCCCCCCTCATAATGTCGGCCATGCCAGTCACTTCGTAGAGGGTCTGCTTGACCATCTCGTACTGACCGGCCAGCGCCTGGAACACCGTGACGACCTGCTCTACAGGATACCAGTCAATCATACCCTTGGCGCCGCCACGTTCTGCGAACATTGCCCAGTTGTCAACAGGAATGAGCTTGTTTTCCTGGCCTTCCAGCATTGACCCTATCTCAGATGACGCTGCATCGTAACACCCGGCGACCTTGACAGCCCGGGAAATCAGCGACATACGGGCGTACAGGACGTCCAGTTCGTTGTACTGGTCCTGTGCGAGGTGGTAATCGGTCACAGGCAGGAATGCCGACGTCAGAAGGTTCGCTACAAGGGGGCGCGGGCAGGGGAAGAAGTCCGGCAGCTTGTAGGGGTCATCAATAGTCTTGATCGGCTTGGCCGCGCCCTTGATTATGTGGAAGACCTTCCGTGTTTTCTTTTCCCAGATCTCGTATACGCAGTATTTTCCCTCGGTAATCTCCTTGGGAGTGATGTTGTTGTCGTCCTTGATTTTAGAAGCTTCAACAAGGGCAGATTTTCCATAAAGAGCAATGACTTCCTCACCTGTGAAGTTGTGTATACGTCCAACCCACGGCACTTCCTCCCAGCATCGGGCAGGGCCGTAAATGAAATCTTCCCAGTAGAGAACGTCAGCAAAAATTTCCTCATCCTTGAACCGAATCCAGACCTGCCCAATTCCGGGAACAAGTCGATCAAGAATTGCGTACTTGATAGAGCCTTCAAAAGACTTGGCACAATGCACCTCGTACTCTAACGCACGTTGGAGGATGAGCGCCGCCACTCGTGCGACGTCATCCTCGTAGTCCCCCTTATGCAGCCGCGAAACATCGGGCTTAGGTAGACTGTTGAAGAGCGACTCTTTAATGGTGTTGACGTTGGCGTAGAAGATATTAACCCGCTGGAGGCCGATAACCTCATCGTCACGCTTGTCCTGGTACCGAGTGTATACTTTCCGGCCATGTTCCCTCGCCTTTTCGAAGAATTTCTCGGCCTTGGCGATACGTTTATCCCAGACACTCATCATATTCTCCCATTTCGGTTGCGGGCGGCTCGCTCGGCATAGAGTTTATCGAGGTTATAGACGTTTGTAGGTTGTTCGGCCTTCTTAGTGCTCGGTGCTCGGCCCCCGGTGCGGTCGGCCCGCTTCGCAGCGGCGGGGTTCATCGCCAGGCACAACATCCTCATGGCGTCGGCAGGGTTGGAGGCCCAATCGTGCTTAGGCTTCTCTTTGAACATCCTAAGCTTGTCATCCCACTCTCGCTGATAGAGACGCAGAGCGTTGAGACCTACCTCAGCTACGTCCTTGTTGGTGGTGTTGAACTGAATCGTAGGCAAAGTCTTCCGCACAGCCTGGATGCCGTCCTGAACACTGAGGTTCGGCACCAGCCTACACTTCATTTGCGCAGCGACCATGAGTTCCATTGTCGATTTGCCCGTTTGAAAGCTTTTGTTCTTGGCATCGTGGGGCAGGTAGCATTCACCGTAAGCATAGGGTCGATTCCACAGGACCTCAATGACGTCATCAACCGAGTAGCCAGAGACTGTAAAAAAGTCGATGACTCGTATGGTCTTCCCGTCATATTGGAAGAACCAGATTGATGTATCATCTGAATAGCCGATGTCCCACGCGGTATAGACCAGTCGATCGGGGTCCCACGGGAAGTCACCGACGTTTCCTTCGCTCTCCAGCTTCTTAAGAAGTTTGCCATAGTACGCCCCCCTGACGGCGGCATTAAAGTCACACTCGAACTCCTGCGCGAAGGTGTCTTCATCACTCCCGGGCAGAGTCGCCAGCATTGCCAGTTCCTCTTCGTCCAGAATGCCAGATTCGGAGGACTTGAGCATCGATTTGAACCAACGCTCGTCGTTCGCAGCTTTATTCCACAGCGTGTGGAAGTGGTTCGGCCCCTTCGGCGTCCCGATAAAGACGCACCACCCTTTCCGGTCGGCCAGTGTGGGGGCGATAACCTCACCGAAGAGCCGAGGACTCATGTCACCGTACTCGTCCAGAATCACCCCGTCGTTGTACACCCCCCTCAGGCTGTCGGGGTTGTCTGCTCCGTAGAGCCTAACCGTCGCTCCGTTCTTAAGCAGGACACTGAGTTCGGACTCCATTATCTTTTCAATGACAGGCGCAGCGTAGAGTTTCAAGTAGTTCCACGCTACGTCCTTAGCCTGCTTGTAGAAGGGCGCGACGTAGCTGTATCGCGGCATGGCCAGTGGGCATTGCAGCGCCTTGTCGATCAAGTCGTTGATGCACGCGACGGTCTTACCAGCTCGCCGGTGCCAGACCAGGATAGCGAAGCGCTCCTTCCGAGCATGGAAGGCCATGGCGTGCTCGCGTGGACGGTACGCCGACTCTACCACTGTCTTGGTCTGGTCAGACCTCCGCGTGTCAGACATCTGTCACGTCCTCGTCCACCTGGACCCCGCGATTAAGCGGCGACTGCGGGACGTTGGACCGATATTCCAGAATCTGCCCTGCGATGGCCGCTCCGGTGTCCTTCGGTGCGAGTTTCATCAGCAAATCAAGGAACTTTCCGTAGTTCTCTTCCTGGTTGGCCCAGATGGCGAGTCTGGGGACGCCCCCCACCATCTCGAAAGTCTCGATAAACGCTTGCTCGATCTGTTTCCTACTCCAAATCTTCTCTACGCCCCCCTTCTGGAGGCGGCGACGCTCTCTATCAGAGAGCTGGTTCTGTAGGGCAACGTTGAAGTCTGTGGGCATGGGGGCACCTCCCGATTTTATAGAAGCCTAGCACAAAAAGAGGGGAAAAGCAAGGGGAATCGTAGTTCGCAGTACCTGGACTAGCAAGGAGTGTGCCATACTCTCAGAACTCAGTACCCAGCACCCGGCACCGAGTCCTCTTCTCCAAGTGCCCGGAACTAAGTCAAGACGTCTTAAAATCATCATTTTGTGTGCGCGAGGGGAGGTAAGGGTAAGTGAAGGGTGGCACGTTACCTGATAGGGAGGGGAGGGACGAAAAGCAGAGGAGCTGATCCCGGAGCTCAGGGTCCTTCGCGTCTCCGTGAGGAGAGCGAGGAGCTGAGCTCGTGGTACTAGGAGGGTGAGCACACTGCGCTCCGTGCTCGGTCCTTAGGGACGGAGCGAGGGGGAGTTTACGGACATGACAAAGCCCCGACATGCGGGGCTTGGGGGACTAACGTGCTACAGACCTAGCGCTTGATCCTGCTGAGGAGCCACTCAAGACCGTTGAAGGCGTAGCAGATGGGGAGCAATGCTATACCAAGGACCAGGAACCCGGTAAGCCCCAGATCCAGCAGGCGAAATATGAGTATGAACATGAACTCCATCTGTGGTGCTCCTACGCTAGCGGTGGAAAGCCCCCCGAAGGGGGCTAGGGGGGATTAGGCTTCGACGGCTGGCGCTTCGACCGGGGCTTCGACGGCCGCTGGCGCTACGGTTTCGAACTTGGCTTGGAAAGTGCGGAGCCAGCCGGTTGGCGCCAGATTGCCGGGGGTGCGATTAGCCCCCTTGTGCCATGCCATTTCCGCCGCCAGTACATTGGCCAGCACTACCGGGCGCGGCTGGCCAATGCTAGCCTGCAAGGCCGCCAGAGCGGCAGCACGGGCCGTACCGGCACGCACGTTAGGGTTTGCACAGCCTACCAACACCGGCACGCTGGCGGGGCTTACAGCGCCTTGCGGGCTATGCGGCGCTACGGATTTGCGGGCCATGGTATTTTCGACCGTTTTGGCGTAGTTAGGCGCTGGGACCCAGACCGGGGCTTCGACTGGCGCTGGCGGGCCTACAAGAACTTCGACCGGCGCTACGGTTTCGACAGCTACGGTTTCGACAGCTACGGTTTCGACTACTGCTTTATTGGACTTTGCCATGATGATGCACCTTATAGTAAGTGGCCACTGGACCCTATGCCCTAGTGGTAGTACCATTAAAACATGGTGAGTTTTCCAGTGCAACAACTAGTTAGCTATATTGAACGCGTCTGTTATAACCAGACGTTTCGCCCCCCTTATACCCGCGATGCGCGCGCCCGCGTAGCAAATCCCGTGCCAAGAACGTGGCCCGACGCACGCCGCTCGGTCCGGTGGGAGTGACGTGCTACATCTTGGCACGGCGCTTGCATGGTGCGTAGTTCTTGGCACGGCGCTTGCATGGTACGGAATCTGTGGCACGTGAGTGGTGAGCTTCAGTCTGTAGCACGTGAGTGGTGAGCTTCAGTCTGTAGCACGTGAGTGGTGAGCTTCAAGGGTCTGTGGCACGTGTCTGGTGAGCTTCAAACTCTGTACCACGTGTCTGGCGTGCTTCAACTCGGGTGGACGCGACCGAATGAAATGAGCGCCCCCATGAGCGCCCGAAAGTCCATTTTGATTGAGCTGAGGGCCGAGTTCTTAGTCCTGGGAGGTTGAAAAGAGGCGGAGGATTCCGCCCCCAAGTGTGCCGCGCCCGGCGCCAAAAATACACAATTACAGACTACACATTGCCCAAACCATTTTGCAAATGCACTATGCTCACTCCG